CAATCAGCGTATCAAAAGCGTCCTGGATTTCTGGCGTGATGGTGGCCGCATCGAAATAGACGTCGCCGGTAGGCATCACGTCTTCGAGCTTCAGTTCGCCATGCTCGGTGCGCACATGCGGCGCATAGACATCACCCGCAAAGTTCTGCTGGGAGGTCAGCGAGAGGATGGGATACCGCGCATCGCCGTGCTGACGGCTGGTAAGCGGCGTGACCGCCACGGTGTCAAGCGTACCAGCAATTGCCTGTGCCGTAGTCGCTTTGGCGACAGTAATAGTACGATTAGCAGCAAGCGTCCCAGGGCTACTAACTGTAACAAGTCCACTACCAGATAACGTAACAGTCTTATCGGCTTTTAGGCCAAGAGCTGTAACTCCTGCTGAAGAAATTGGCTTATTAGCATCAGAAGTATTATCAACGTTAGCTAGCCCTACATCAGTTTTAGTGACAAAATTCCACAACGTATCCGTAGGACCTGTCGGACCCTTCTTCAAAAACTTAGCAGCATCTCCCGGCATAACGCCGGGAATAACTCCGGGACCAGCAGGACCCGTGGGGCCGGCGGGACCAATCGCACCAGCAGGACCCGTAGGGCCGGTAGGGCCAGCAGAACCGGCGGGGCCAGTAGCACCAACAGGACCCTGAAATACTCCAACATCAACCCATGTATTTGGAAGTGCAGTACAAACAGCCAAATGATCTGGAATAGGATCGGTAAGGATAAATCCGTCACCAAGAGCGTTGCCCGTAGTAGGACAGTCTACAAGAGCAGCAACAGAGCCCCTTACACGAACACCCGCACCCGTATCGCCTTTTATACCCTGTGGTCCAGTAGGGCCGGCGGGACCAACCGATCCGGTTGGACCTGTAGCGCCAGCCGGTCCAGTTGGACCGGTAACACCAACAGGACCAGCGGGACCAGTTGGTCCAGGAACAGTACTAGCAGGACCAGTAGCACCAGTAGGGCCAGGAACAGTACTAACAGCACCCGTAGCACCCGTAGCACCCGTAGCACCCGTAGCACCCGTAGCACCAGCGAGACCAGTAGCACCAGTATTACCGGTATTACCTTTAGGACCGATTGGACCTGTAGCGCCTGTAGCTCCTGATGGTCCAGTTGGGCCCGTAGCCCCTGTCTGCCCCTGAAAAGTACCCGTGTCTACCCACGTATTGGGTAAGGCAGTGCATGCAAACAAATGCGCAGGAGTAAACGACGTAACGGTATAAGCGTCCCCTATGGTGTTTCCAGTATCAGGAAGGTCTACCTCATCAACTACTGTACCCTTGAGTAAGAGCGCCGCACCCGTAGCTCCTGTTGGACCAGCTGGACCAGCTGGACCAGCTGGACCTTCAGGACCAGCTTCTCCTGCCGAACCGGTAGCGCCAGTATCTCCGGGAGGACCGGGAACAGTACTATCGGCTCCCGGAGGACCCGGAGGACCAGCAGGACCAGAAATGCCGACAGCACCAAGGACAACGGTTACTTCCGTATTCTGATCGAGTTCAATCTCGAAATCAGAGTCTACACTGTAGGTAACGATCCTATTCATTGCGGGTAACTGGCCTCCTCACGCGATCACGAAACCCGAATAGTCTCTCGGGCCCCGAGGCACCATTCATGCGAAATATATCGCCAACTACGTTACCGAGTGAAAAGTTAACGCTCTGTTCTGCAGTTATAACTAGCTCAAATTGTCCCGCTAATGGGTCAGTAATAACTATACCGCCGTTTTCCGTCGTCAGCTCGATCATTACCGCTTTATCGGAACTCTTGTCGCGTATCTGGCTTTTTAGCATCCATCCGGTCATATCCACGGGGGGCTGCAAATCTATAACGCCCTCGAACGGAATCAAAGGATGGCTTCCATCCACATGCTTGAGGTTGAAAACCACGTTATAATGTGAACCGCGCCAGATGGTCATCGTGAGTTACACCGGGCAAAGAACGGAAACGTCCAATTCTGCGCACCATATACGTTCTGATAATCCGCCGATGTCCTCGCCCTGGATAGACCATTGCGAAACCTTCGTCCGTGATACAGAAAGCCTTCTCGTGAAAAATAGGGCTTGGCAGGCTGCGACATCATCTTGGAAAGAACACCGTCAGTGATCTCCTGTTTATAATGGATAAAAAACCAATCAGGAAAATCAGGAAGGGCGTCAACAGCATCCACCGGGTCAATAACCGTAAGAGCCACCAGCACGTTATAATCGGCTGTATCTGGCTGATGATTGAACACAAGCAGCTCAGGCTCTGGTAGCGTGACAGAACCTACTGGGCGTTCGTCCAACCCAGTGCCTACGCTAACACTAAGCAGTCTCACAATTCGAGCGCGGTTCTCTTCCGGCTCGATCTCATACTCCAACACATCAGAAGTAACTGAAAGTATGAGTTTCTCCTGCCACGCGTTTGTTTCCTTGCAGAACTCATCCAGCGTAGAGAACAGCTCCCACTTGATAGCGTCATCCAGTGCGCCGGGAAGACGCATCCGCACATCGTTCATAAAACGGTCAAGTTGTGCGCTCATCGGGCTATGCTCTGGGGCATCATAGGTTCAATCAGCATAGATGTAAACTTAAGCATGAATGCCGCAGCGCGAGCATCCTGCACGTCTTCTTCATCGCGAAACTGTGCTGTCCCCAAAATAAAATACACCAACGCCAATCGATACTGCTGGTCTAGGTCAATCACTTCGTCAGCGGTAGTGTAAAAAGGCACGTCAGTAGACGTGTACAAAAACAAATCAGGACGCAGCCTGCGTGCGTCCAGAAGCCCAGCATTAAGCGCGTCTATCAAATCCGCAGTAGGATAGCGATATGCTGGCTCGTACGTATCCTGCAGGAGGGTACGAACATAACCAATAATCTTCCCTACGGTATCTAGAGCGGCCATGAGTTACTTGAACCCCGTGTTACTAGGTAGAGTAACATCCCCCGGCCCAGGGAGGAGGCAGGCCGGGGGACGCCATCTGCGCAGAAAACATAAAACTACGGGGCCGGCTTAACGACCGCCTGGGCCAAGGCAACAGGTGCCACGACTTTGTAGCCGTAAACCTGTAACCCTCTCTGCAGGTTACCAAACGTATGCTCGGAACGCATAACCTCCATCTCGGTCATCTGAGATGCGAACGTAAGCGCATGCGGGTGGCCAGCATACATCACGGTCTCGCCAGCCGCCAACGCACCACCGGTTGGCGCAGGAGGAGCTGCCAAAACGCCCTTCGGAAGCAAGTTACTGGAGTAGAGCGTGAACCGGTCTACCATGCCGATACGACCGTTACGAAGCATCGAAACTGCATCGCCCGACAGGTAAGCCTGGCGAAGCTCGGACCGTTTAACCAACGTAGCCGCCCACGCAGGAAGCACAAGCCACCGGCCAGTTTCTGGGATATTCTGCTCGTCAAGACACTGACCGAGGCGCAGGATCGCATCGAGGATATCAACCACGCCTGCACCCGCAACAGCAGCCAGCAAAAGCGGAGCAGTTGTTATGCCAAGATTGATAGTCCCAGTCGCCGCACCAGCCGTAGCACCCTTATTAGCAGCAGCGGCCTGCACAAGGATGTTCAGGAGTACATCGGTATCGATGGTGATCTTCATCTGCTCGGCGGCATCTTCCGCCCAGATGGAAAGCAGGTTGATGTCGGACTGCGTCCGCATCACATCGTCAAGAATCGTATTCCAGTACCGTCCCTGGTCGATATTCAGGATGATCTCGCCACCAGCCGGGCGGTCTGGCTCAAGCAAGCCGTCCGCTGCGTACTTCTTGATAGTGATCGTCGGCTTGGTGCGGATATGCACCTTGTCGCCGAACGATTTAATTTCCGTTTTCTTCGACGCTAAGGCTCTTTATCCCTAGCTTCCTGCAAGTTTCCCCGCAGACGAGACTATATCTTACTGACCGTCTTTCTTATCGTGATAACGACCCCAACCAGTATCGCGCTTACGGGCGTGATGCGATCTATGCTGAGTGTCCGTCATTAGTTCCAAATTCGATAGCATATTGTTCAGTTTATCTTCATCTTTATGGTGAACAACTTCGTCAGGCAAAAGTGCCCGACCAAGATGGTAGATAAAGGTGTCAACCCACCCTGAAAGATATATTTGGTCAGTCCCTGCACTCGTGGATCGTTCGCGAGGTCTTCGCTACTAAATCTAGTCGTTGAACCTTCTACCCATCCCTGGGCAGCTTGGCTGCTGATTGCCCAATCCGATCTATTTTCAACCATCACGTTCACTGTTACCAATCCCGTTGTGGTTAGTTCGGCTCTAAGGGGTTTCCAGCAATTCACAGGGTTTAACGAAAGCTAAGTCCTTGATTAACCTTCGTAATCCGTATTAGAGATCGCAGCGAGCACAGTGGAGTTGTAAAATTTCTCCACCATCTTGCCCGACCAAATCTCGGGTATGAATCCGGTGGCCGAAAGCGTATTAGCGGTACTGCCGCTAGGATACGTAACAATACCGCCAGTAGGCGGCACGAACGTAGTTTGAGGTGATAACGGATATGCCATTTACATTCCCCGATTAGAGTTACCCCCAGGGATGTTACTATGGATAGTAACCCCTGGAGCGGTTAGCTAATGATCCTTCCATCAGCTTGCGCAGCGAAGATTTCTCTTTCACGCTGCGATCTGTCCGCTTCCCGGCCGTTGTACCGGCCAGCGGCACAGTCGGCATAAAAGCTACTGATCTGGGATCGCGTAATAAGAGGCTTCTCAGCGGGGAGTTCTGCCGCTGACTTGGCTCTGCCGGGTGCCGCAAAGGACTCTAGCGGAACTCTTCCATTTGTGCGCCCAGATGTATTCTGGGGGCTTATGGAGCCGTTCGGCTGACCCCTTGGGGGATCAACGGCAGCCTCTTCAGCGAGGAAGCCTTGAAAGAAAGCTGCCGCACGAGGGGTGTCGTTCCGCTCCCACGCAGCTTTCAGTAAGTTGTGCTTTATAGCACCGGAATACGGGTCTGGCAAGGCCAGCCACTGTAAAAATCTCGGATCGTTGTTTATATCCCTCCAAGCCGGCACGTATTGGTCCAGGGTAGCAAACATAGATTCGCGTGCATTTTGCGCAATGCTACCACCAACATACCCCAATTGCTGCTTGAGAGTCTGTATCTCGTGTTGCAGTCCCTGCACCTGTGCCGACGTAGCTTCGCGAGCTTTCTTGCCTACGATATCCAGGAACTCCGCCCCGTAATCGTTAACCTCCTCCTCTGTCAAAAAACTCTCGGCACGCAGTTCGCGGGGAATTTGTTTGGTATCAGGCGCAGCGCTTACAGTAGCAAGCACGTTTTGCAGGTTGGTGATCTGGTCCGCCATCTGGCGGATATCGTTCGCTGCCCTGTCGTAACGCCCCCGCATGGACGTGTAACGATGCTCCCAATTGGGCGACTCGTCATCATGGGGAGCAGGGTCTGGAGCAGCAGGAGCCCCAAGGTGATCTGAGGGGTCAGGTTCTGGGGCTCCTGCCGACGGCTCATCCCCTTGGGCGGCAGCATTCTCCTGATTGGCTGGGGGCTGGTCAGGTGCTGCATCGGGATAAGCCGCCTTAAAAGCTGCATCTGCGCGGGCTGATGCAGCTTTTACCGAATCGGGAATGGATACATTCGGATCGGTAAGTCCTTGCACATTCTTGGAAGGTCTAAGTTCCAGGCTTTCACGCGTTACTGCCATATCAGACTTCCCTTATTTGCGGGACCCTACAATCGATTCAGCTGTTTTTGCGCAATCCCGCAGCATGGAAAAAAGGTAATCAGCCTCCCGCGCTACTCCCTGAGCGACATGAAGGTCGTCGTGGTGCACGTGCAACATTGTCAAGCTCTGGCGCTTAACGTGAACTTCAAGCGCTGCCAAAAACTTACGCCAGGACTCAGGAGCGCTCTTTGCGAGGTCCGCTCCCGCCAGAACTAGATCAGAGTCTATCATACAGACCTAGCAGCCTTTTACTGGCTTGGAAGTCTGCTTGCCTACCATATGGCCAGAGCCGCCCTTAGCAAAGCCGCCACTCATCGAGCCGTGCCCCGCCCCGGAAGTCGTTCCCGGCTTCTGCGGCGACGCGCCGGTCTTGCCGGCCATACTACCGTTACCGCCGCGTGCATAGGACGGCGACGATTTAGAGACTACTTTCGCCATAGGACTCTCCTTTTTGTTGGGTATAAATTTTAACCCGGTTTACTTTATCCTCCAAGTCCCGCAAACGGAACAAGAGACAACATGCAGCAGCGAAGGACGCATAGCCCAATATCGATCCAACCCAAAAGACTAACTGCATCTACCCTGCGCCCCCAGCTACCGGCGATGCACCACCCGAACCCCCACGAGCAATGTTAGTACGCGGCCCCGAGTCACCTGTGGACGTTTTACCGGGTTTGCTCCCCTGCGCTTCCGCAGCCTGCTGCTGCATAAGCATTTTCTGCTGTTGCTCAACTGCCTGAAGCTCGTCCTCGGGAGGTACAATGTCCTCGCCATCTAGCCCTATGGTGTCGGAAACAGTTCTTAGGACTTTGGCTCGTCCCTGGGTGCCGATGATTTGGGCGTCGAGCGGATTTGCTGTGATACTGAGAAACTCAAGTTGACGTGCCCTTTGGGTTTCACGTTGCATGGCGACATTGACGCCCATAACACGAATGTGTTCGTCACCTTTTAATACTCCCGACTGGTCTGTGAGCATGAGCATGTCAAAAAGCTGTTGCAGAGCGGGAAACATAATGTCCCGGTCGATGTTGGCAGCAACCGTCTGCAATATCTTGCTGGCGTTCCCCATCAGCATAGCAAGACCAGAAGCAGTACGTCCTGCACCGCCAGTAGCGCCACCGCCAGACATGTACTTGGGTATTGCCGAAATATCGTCAGCAATAATGTTGAGTTCCTTGTAAACCGTGAGCAGTTCTTGCGCATTGGAGTTGGGTTGGAAAAATCTGATCGCTGGCTGACTGTTATTTCCACCCATCGGGTCGGTAAGTGTTTTCCACCGTTTCCACGGAAACAGGTCGTTGGGGTTTTCGCCGGGGGCTAGTCGATCAACGTTCACGTCTACCTGCGGCCCGGAAGCAATACTATTCCCCGATATAAACCCATTAGCCACAAAGTTATGGTTAGGAGCCTGCATTGTCAGGCAATATGTTTGCTCCTTACCAACGTGCTCAATCGATACAATACGGTCAAAATCTACGAACATATGCTTAAAGCCGTCACCGAAGTGATCGTGACGAACATGCCAAGCCTTATGGCATGGCTCACAAAATGTTTTAAGGTTACTAGGATTACAATTCCACGGGTCCTTATCGAGGTGGTGAATTTGTAACCTGTCCAAACTACCACACTGCTCGCAATGATCCTTCTTCTGATCCTTCACCAGCTTCCGGTTACGCGCAGTCGTACCTGAAACGTTACGATTGCTTAACGCCTCACGCGCCTGTTTCATATTCCAAGCACTAGGTGCCTTAGCCGCACAAGCTCTACAACGCTGCGCACCAAACCTCGTTATGGTTGTGCCACAATCAACACAAGTTTTTCGTATTGGTTGAACAGTCCCGTTAACACCAAGAAAATCACCAACCCCTAAACCAGCAACCCTGCGCCAACCAACACCCTGCATATAAAACTTATGCGTCCCCGTAGCTTTTATCTCATAACCCCCGGCAGTCTTGATACGAAATACATCCTGCACACCATTATCGTGTACTGCTTCCACTCGACCAGCTATAAGCTCACCGGTCGCCTCGTCCATGACACGCAAATAAATTGGCTTACGCCCACCGTTGTTTGCTGCTTTCCCCTTACCGTCTTGCTCGACAACCTGTTTGAGTGTCATCTCGCGGTGCCCACGAGGTGAATGCTGGGGTTGTTTAGGACCTTGCCGTTGAGGTTGCTTATAGACTACCGTTTCGCCAGTAAGGCAGAGATTATTAACAAGCGCCCTAATCGTAGCATTAGCAACCTCCTGGATATCAGCCAGGATATCCGGAAGCCCATTACCGACAGGTGTCCCTGGTACCTTCTCGAAGCTGGTGATAAAGAAAGGATGCCGCTTTCTCGGACTAGGCGTAATCTGAACCTTGATGACATACTCCCCGATCTGCCACAGATGCACCATGTAGTCGCGCAACGGGTCAGGAACGTCCTGTGGCGACATGCCGTAGTCCAGCAGCAGGCTCCCCTGTATGTTGCCGTGGAACTCGATGCCGTCAATCATGCCAGACTCATTGGTTTGCGGGTTTTCCCGGCGCTCGTAAACTGCCCGCTCTGAGTCGGTCGTGTCCCAATTACTCGTTATCCCGCTCTTGCCGTAGTTCTCCAACACGCTACGCACGGCATCCTGGTTGTACCCCGGCAAGTCCAGCAAATCGTTAAGCTCCGCACGCGTGAGCCTGATACGCTCGATGACGCTGGCGTTCTCTATATCGGACACCCCTGGAGTCCAATAAAGATCGAAGGGCGAGACACGCTCCCAGAACAACCGGGGTTTTTGTGTAACTTGCGGGGCGTTACCCTGCCAGCTCACATCCGGCACTACCCTTACGATTGGTCCTTTTATGCAGCCGAAGGGGAACAGCGGCACGTCCTGAAGTACTTCTGATAAGGCTTTGTAGAACCCGCCCGAATCAAGTATCTCCTCCATGCGGTCCTGCGCAATGGCAGCACGCTTGCGGGCGTTCTTCTTCTCGGCGTTGCGCGCCGCCTCCATAAGGTGATTGACCCGATCCCGTATCATGTTCGCATCGGGCGGCTGGGGCGGAGGGGCCTGGGAATTAGGGGAAACCACACCACCGGCCCCTCCACTATCCGGGCCGGGGTTAGGAGCCCCAACCTGGACCGGAGGCGGCGGAGGTGTTTGCGCGGCTTGAGCTGCCAGCATCTGGAAGCTAAGTAATTCTTGCTGCACCAACTGCAGTATGGTGTCTATCACCTCCTGTGGTACGTCGGGATCGCTGGGTGCCTGTATCGCCCAAGGACGTTCTGGCGCTAGGTAGACATCGCGAAGCAGGGAGTTGGCACCACGGCATTTCATCGCGACGATGCGCGCGTAGACTTCTGAGCCGCCAAACTGGCGAATTTGCATAAGCTTTGACTGGTCATATATCCCGTTAAAAGTGCGCAACGCACTGAGCATGCGCTCGGTCCAGCCCGAAAGTCCCTCGTTCCTGTGCCGCTGGAATATGTCGAACTGGTTGCGAATGTAGCCGGCCAGTTGCGAGTATTCAGGACTTGGGTTCTGAGATTGGGAGTACTGGTCCTGCGCCTGGGCTTTAGCGTTGGCTTCGTCTTGCAACGCCTGCTCAAGTTGTGCTGGTGGAACGACGCGAAGCACACCTCGCGTCGGCAAGGTAGAAACCATGTCGGTAAGCCCTTAAAATACAAAAGTAAATACTACTATCGTTTGATACGGTCAAGCGATATAATAAAGTTACTTTGCATAGTAACACAGGGAGCCAGCTATGCAGCTTAAGGAATTGACGCTGGTCCAGTTAGCCCGCGAGATCGCTATCGACCATCTGGATTCTGGGACGATTCAGGAATTATATAAATTAAGTCCTGAAGAATGGATGGTTATCCAGGCCAGTCCGCGATTTCAGAAGCTCCTGGAAAGCGAGATCGTTGCATGGCAGGGAGCGTCCAACACCAGTGAGCGCACGAAGTTGAAAGCGGGTGCAATTATCGAGGCGTGGTTGCCCGAATCCAATAGTCGTTTGCATGATCCAAATGAATCCTTGTCTGCTAAAACCGAACTCGCTAAGTTAGTGACCAACATAGCCGGACTCAATAAACCTGAAACAATCGCTGGAGGGGGTAGCGGGTTCAGTGTAACCATAAATCTCGGCGACAAAGCAGCCTTGCAGTTCGACAAGGAAATACCAAAAACGATTGAACACGGGAGGGATTAATGACACCAGAACAATTTGAAAGCATGAAAGCGTTCAACGCCAAAGTAGCAAAGGCAGCGGAAGAAAAGAAACAAATAGCAACAGAACGTAATCGAGAGAAAAATAAACGTTGGCGCTTAGCAAACCCCGAACGCGCACATGAACTTAGTGTTAAATGGCGCACGGAAAACCGCAAAAAAGTAAACAAAAGCTCTAGCGACTACCGAAAATTAAACCCAGAGAAAGTACGCGAAACTAAAAGAAACTGGTATAAAGAAAACTATATAAGAAGTTACGAAAAATCTCACGCTTGGGCCAAAGCAAATCCAGAAAGAACTCGCGAAAACGCTCGTAAAAGCTATCTAAAACGAAAATATGGTCTAACTATAGAAGAACGTGATGCGATGCTAAAAGCACAAGGCGGGTGCGCAAGTTGTGGTGCTACAGAACCAGGAGGTAAAAACGGCTGGCATGTAGATCACTGCCACATTACTGGAATTGTTCGCGGCATACTGTGCCACCAATGTAACGTTGCTTTAGGACAGGTAAATGACAGCCTGGAACACCTCCATAAACTAATAGCTTACCTGGAAAGGTTCACCCGTGACCAACATTGTGTACAACCCGTCCCCGACTTGCGTCCGGTTTATGAAATCGGAAGCCTTCACCCGCATGATTTGCGGCCCTGTCGGATCGGGGAAGACCACTGCAGTATTGCTGGAATGCTTTCGTCGGGCGTGTGAGCAACGCCCCGCGCCAGACGGGTTCAGATACACCCGGTTCGCAATCGTTCGCGGGACTCTTCAGCAAATTCGCGACACGATCTTGAAGGACTGCATGTCGTGGTTTCGGGAAATTTGCGAGTGGAAAGTTTCCACAAGTACGCTGTCGTTCAACGTGGGAGATGTAAGGTCTGAATGGCTCTGCATCCCACTTGACGATCCTGAAGACCAGAAGAGGCTTTTGAGCCTTCAGCTTACCGGTGCGTGGCTTTCCGAAGCAATCGAACTACCGATAGACCTCTTATCCCCGCTCGCTGGCCGGTGCGGGCGCTATCCAGGAGCGCAACTAGGCGGATGCACCTGGATGGGCGTAGTCATGGATTCAAACATGCCATCGGAGGGTAGCCCGTGGTATAAATTCATGGAAACTGACACTCCGCCAGACGCCCAAATTTTTATCCAACCGGGCGGCCTGGAAAAGAACGCGGAAAATTTACAATGGTTACTTCAGACTCCCGATACATTGAAATTAGCTGAAGACGATCCCCGGCGAATCGCACAGGGCAGGACCTATTACGAGAGATTTATTCGCTCCAACTCAGCTAGTTGGTGCCAGAGGTATGTACACGCCCGGTACGGCGAAGACCCAGGCGGAAGCGCAGTTTTTGGAGAGAGCTTTCGGAGCAGTTTTCACGTCGTGGACAAGATCGAACCAGTCCAAGGACACCCATTACTCCTTGGACAGGACCTGGGTCGCGATCCGTGGTCAGTGATATGTCAGGTAGATCATAAGGGCAGGCTGCTGGTTTTGGAAGAAGTCAGTGCTGAGGATATCGGGCTTGAACAGCACATCCAACGCAGTCTCAGGCCAAAGCTTATGCAGGAGCGTTATCTCGGCAAGAGGGTTGCCCTAATCGGCGATCCGGCGGGACGGGCAAAAGACTCGATTTACGAAGAGAACTCGTTCGACGTACTCAAAAGAATGGGCTTCGCGTGTTTTCCCGCTCCCACAAATGACTTGGACCCGAGGTTGAGAGCAGTAGAAAGTTTACTGTTGCAGCAACGCGACGGCGGCCCGGCAATTGTGTTTGACCGTAGCAGATGCCCTACTCTGGTCAGGGCCATGAACGGCGGATACCGCTACGGCAAAACCAAGGCCGGCCAGCGAAAACCCAGCCCCGACAAGAACGAATACTCGCACGTCGCGGACGCGCTACAGTATGTTTGCTTGAGCGCGCACGGGGGCGTCAAGGGGAGCTACTTGACGTTTATAGACCGGCACATGAAGAACGAGACGATGCGCGCCCCTATGCCGGCTGCCGGCTGGACCTAGTATTTGGGTTTCTTCCTGGGGCGGACACTCTCTACGATCTCCTGCCCTTCTGCCGCATCGGCTCCACGCCGGGTGGGGTTGTTCGCTGCACTCTTAAGGTTCTGCGCGGCAAACTTTTTGCCGACAGGCTTGGCTATGCGCTCAAGCATGTCGGGGCGGTCAGTCAACTTACTAGCCATAGTAACATCTCCTAATAGGAACGCGGCTTGCGCCCTTTGGGTTTATTGGACTTGCCCGCCTTGCTCAACGCAATCGCAACCGCCTGCTTCTGTGGGCGGCCCGACGCCTTGAGTTCGCGGATGTTGGCAGAGACGGTCTTGCTCGACTTGCCTGTCTTGAGGGGCATCTGAACCTCCTATTTTACCTATCCCCGTAGGGGATAGGTAAAACGTTCACGAGACGGCTCTGATTCGTTCTATTTTTTCGGAGTAGCTGCAGGGTCATCGTACAACCCGCTATCGCCGCGCGGGTCCTCGCTTGGTTTGGGCTGTGTGCCTCCTGGCGAAACGATGCCACCACGTCCCGCCTTGCTCTCGCCGGGGTCCTTGTAGGGGTTCGCGGGGTCG